GATTCCAAGATAAAGTACAATGGCTTTTTTACCTTTTCTTCGGCATGGCGATCTTTATGACCTTCTGGACACGACGTCCAAGGTTCTGAATGAGCTTCCTAACATGGAGAAGCAGTTTAATACTAAATTGGCTGACAGATATCTATACAAGCGTACCCACACCACCGATGAAGGTTTCGAGATTGAGATGCACCTTCCAGGCGTTGGTAAGGACAATATTCACATCATGCTTTCTTCTGACGATCATGAGGTGACAGTGGGTTATGGTGAGAATAAGAGTACCTCATTCGATTTGCCCAGTTACGTGGATGTATCGGATGAGGGGTACAAGGCGAGTTACGTGGACGGCGTTCTTCGTCTGTTCTTCAAAATGCGAACTTCGGACAAGAAGCGTCGCGAGATCAGGCTTGATTAGACGAACATTGTTCCACCAAGGCCACCTTGGCATCTAAATAAATTGAAACTTGTAGCATATAGACGGGCTTTCCTTGTAACTGAATTATCAACAAGAGTTAATTCAAATAATTGTTTAGAAATACGACTCATATTGACGGTTCCTGAAGGAAATGGTCCCGAATCCTGTCCTACACTAAATATATTCACCTTATAACTCGGTGTTTGTATATAGTGTTCATAAGCTTGAATGGCTCTCATTGTCATTTGATCAATGTCAAAATAGTTTTGACCATTGAAAAACAGCTTCCATCGTGTGACTTGGTCGTTTGAAAAACTTGAATATTCAGCTGCATCAACACCTGAACTGTAGTCAAATAATCCCACAGTACCTGAGTCATTTTGCACGACCAATAAAAATTCCTTTACTGGATTTTGAAATTCGGTTCTGAAACGTATTTGATTGAGATCATTTAAAGTCACACGTGCCAATTGTGTTTGTTTTATGATGTAATCCAATTGTTTACCGAGAAAGAATTTACGATGTTCATTTTCAAGATAAATTGCTTGTAAATTGAGTTCCAATTTCGGTGTGCCAACATTTCCTAGTTCTGATTGTTTTCTAAGAAAAATTCTGACTTCGATTCGGTGGCGATTCAGGGCCAAAAGTGGGAATGAATTTTCGTAACCTCGTCCAAAAAAAGGCAATTCAAGTGAACATGCGGTTCCAGGAACAATTGTGCCATAACTTGTGGGTGTAACCGAACGATTTAACAATACATCGTTACTTTGACGAATTCTTTGTGAATCTGTTAGATCGGACATAATGGCCATATATTCTCCAGTAAGGCTAACTATGGTTTGACCTCCGACAACAAGATCCGCTCTTTCTACAAATGAATGAGCTGTATCTTGTGGAAATGGTTGATTGGTATCAAAAATAAAATTTAAAAAGAATCCAGAAATAATGTCACATGTGTCATTATCTATGGTACATATTATAGATTCTCCCCAGTAAAAGTTAGAATCGAAGGGAAGTCTTAATATTTCAGCAGTATATTTCGCACGATCCGTAAATACCTTTTGATAAAATGATACTTCAGGGTTCCCAGTTAAAAATGTATCCTGAAATCCTGTGACAGCAAGCTGCATCTTATTATGATGTGTTAAAAAAAGATTCAAAAAAATACGTGTAGACTAATAGACATGAATGTTCAGCTTAAAAAATTTAACCCAGCTTCAATGGGCGATGACAAAGTTTGTGTATTTATTGGAAAGCGTGGCACAGGAAAATCAACCTTGGTGACAGATATTCTCTATCATAAAAAACATCTTCCCGCGGGCGTGGTGATGTCAGCGACCGAAGAAGGAAATCACTGGTATCAGCAGTTCATTCCCGACTTATTCATATACGGTGAATACGACAAGGACATCATCGAAAGGGTTATCGAAAGACAGAGAAAAATGGTGAATATGAAGCCACCCCCTGGTAGGAGCGAATTAACATCCAGAGATATTGGAGCCTTTATATTGATGGACGACTGCATGTATGATCGACGGTTTCTAAAGGATGCGTGTATTCGCCAGTGCTTCATGAACGGTCGCCATTGGAAAATTTTCTTTATGTTAACGATGCAGTACTGCATGGACCTCAGCCCTGATTTGCGCGCGAACGTCGATTATGTATTCATCGCTCGAGAAAATGTAATCCAGAACCGAGAAAAGTTATATAAGGCCTTCTTTGGCATCTTCCCAAATTTCGACATGTTCAACCAGGTCATGACTGCGTGTACTGAAAACTATGAAGTTTTGGTCTTGGACAACACCAGCAAGTCCAATCGGATCGAAGACTGTGTATTTTGGTACAAGGCCAAGATACACCAAAATTTCAGAGTGGGGTCACAGCAATTCTGGAATCTCCATCAGAAGACCTACAAAAAAACAGGAGGCGCCACTAAACCAGGTCAAGATCCTAATGATGTCAAACGCAATCGCAACTCCCAAACCCTACAAGTGAAGAAGTTGAAATAATTATTCAGGGTTAACAACAAGTCCCAATCGGGCATTGGAAACAGAGGTACAACAATGGAGGACAAGGCTGTTGCTCTCATGACAAACGCGCTCAACTCGACAGGTTTGGTGAGCGAAGCCAAGGTGAACACGTTGGCAACTCATCTCTCTAAGGGTGCCAAAAACTGGTGCATAAAGCAAATGAAACCTGGTGATGTGAACGAAAATCAGAAGGAGATACAGAAGTACAACTCAAAGATTTGGATGGAATATCTCGCCAAAAGGAACTACATATTCGATAATACCGAAAATGGAATAGTCAAGCGTAGGACTCCATTGGTGATAAAGCAAGAACGTCTTTTGGAAATCGAAAACCAGATGATTGGCGAAACCTTTGTGCCACCCACCAAAAAGATCAACAAGAGGCTGTTGGACCAGGCTCGTCTCAAACGTCTACTCACTTTGGTCAAGAAAGACATAGAAGAAATAGATACGGAGATGAAAGGTTTGTCAATGATCAATCAAAAATTGGAACGCTACTTCATTCGTAGACCTTCCTTGAAGCCAAAGATCTTCATCAATCAGGAACAAGAATACCTCGACCTTCCCAACATAACCAAAAGAAAACGTATTATCAAGCGACTTTTGCACCTTCTGAATATGAAACGTTTCAAAAAAATGAAAAACATTCGTGAAAAACTTACTCAAGTTCGCAGGGACACAATGACCAAACTGGTTCAGTTACGACGCGAAATCTTCATAAACTCGGATGAATGTTGGGTGCGTGCAGTAAGGGCATCAGTTTTTGACAAAAAACATGCTAATGACGAACTCAAAGCCGAGCACGCCAAGCTCTCGGAACACATTTCATCAAATTTGAGCGACTACATGATCGAAATTCCAAAGCCATTCAAAAATGCCACGGTAATCTCCGAGAGAGATACACGAGCAAATTGGAAAAATCCAGAATTTGTACGACTTTATACAAGCCGTGTTCGTTCACTGGTCTACGCGATCCGCAACAACGACAAGTCCAAGTTTCTGGACAGAATCAAATCAGGCGAACTCAAGCCAAATACTTTCGACACCAAAGAGATATGGGATCTTTGGTACCAGGAACCCAAAAAGGAGGTGGTGGAAAAGAAACCAGAAGAATACGACGATGGTATGTTCAAATGTGGCAAGTGCAAGTCCATGAAAACCTCATATGTGGAAAAACAGACACGATCCGCAGATGAGCCTATGACATTGTTTATCACCTGTAGGATGTGTGGTCACGTAATGAAACGTTAAAGAATAAACATGGAAGGTATTTAGAATGTGTAGCATCTGTGGCGAAGACATTCAATTTGTCTGTAAAGCCAATGTACGTTGTGGTCATCACGTTCATCATGAATGTCGTAGAAACCTAATTTCATTAACAAAATGTTCAATATGTAATAAAAATATACTTGATAAAACTGATGTCCACTTGAGTGACAGAGATGAATTTTGTCACAAGCGATGTGAAATCAATGCGCGACGCTATTATCCACCTTGTCCAGTGGAAGGATGTGGTATGGCTCTACACAAGTATCACGTGATCACAAACAAACAGTGTCAAGATCTCATCATGAAACTCGAAGGAAAGACATATGAAGAACGCATAGCGATCTACCTTTCTTACGGGTTTCGCGAAGATGAATTGGGTGGTGGAGAACTTGATGAAGAAACATGGAAAAGGATACAAACAATTATTTCAGCCTCTTCGCAGGAAACGGAAACTGATGATCAGATTGTGATAATAAAAGAACCTAAACCAAAACCAGTCATCAGTCTCCCAAAAACGTTCGAACCCAGAGAACTTGCTCCAGGTGAGAAATACAAACCACCAAACAAGTCTAGACAACCCCAAGAACACGGAGCTTCTCTAAAAACTCTAGTTCCTCGCTCTGTGAAGGGTAGGGTTCATGCGCCCCCTCAAGAAGATTTTGCTTTATTTTCACAAGGTCCAATCTAGAAAGGGTCACGGACCCAAGCACGTAGTCCTCGTAGGCCTCGGCAACCGCTGGAATCAGTGGCTTCACCAGGTCATACATCGCCTTGGCGTACAACTGGATCTCTGGTTGGGCATGACTGTCCATCCTGAGACGCAGATAGTGAAGAAGATTGTGCAAGTTTATCTTCCAATAGAACTCGGTGTAAGTCGATAGGGGTAGATGCTCTCGAGCAGTTTCCCTGGCTACCCCATGGTCAAGCAAACGTTGATAGACCTCAAAGGCCTGTTCGCATGAAGCCTTTTGATCCCTTAGTAGTACCATGGACTCGGGCGAATCCAGAACTCCGTCGGAACCCTGGTGGTTCACCTTGGACTGTCCACGGAACTCGGCAGGAATATGGAACTCCTCTGGCAACTGCGAGTAGCGACCTGAAATCTCATTGATGCTGGCAGTCCGATGACGCATGTGCTGCCGAGCCAGAAAGATGGGCATCTTAATGTGAAACTTGAAATCGACCATCTCAAAGGGGGTTGTGTGGGCGTGACGGAGCAGGTAGCGAATCAGACCGCGATCACTCCGAACACTCTTGGTGCCTTCTCCATACGAAACGCGGGCGGCCTGCACTATGGCATGATCAAGATCCTCCCTTGGCATTGTATCGACAAGACGTACGAACCCATGCTTCTCAACACGGATTTCTGACATTTATACTACTATCGAATGAATTCTCTAATTAACATCCAGATATAGTTGGATTTCCTTTTTCTTTCCAGATTTCTAAACCTCCTTCTAGTACGCAGATATTTTTAAACCCAAATTTGTTCATATAAACCTTTGCTATGTTCGCAACAAGCGAATCTTTCTCGTCACCGTAAAGCATGATTGGGTGATTAAACCCTGGAAATTTTAATCCAGAAGTGGTAAAAATACCCTTTCCACGTTTCTCTATATCTTCATATCCAAAACCCGATTTTTGTAAAATATCATAAATTCGGTTTAATTCTGACATAGGAAAGTTAATTGATTCTGGAAGTCTGCAATTATGATAATTTTTATAAGAACCTATGTGTAT